CGGTCATGGCATCGCGCACCCCTTCATCGTCGAAGGTGGTGGACTTGGCCATCGCATCGGCCATCGAGTCCAGCTGGTCGCGGGTGAAGCCGACCGTGTTGCCGGTGGCGCGCAGCACGGCGTCCAGACGTTTGGACGAATCCTCGGCCTTGGCCGCGGCCTGCACGGCGGCGGTGACCATCTGCGTCAGGCCGGCGCTGGCGGCAATGGCGGAGAACGCGCCGATGGTGCCCTTGACCATCGACAGCTTGCTGTCGACCTCGCCCAGGCCGCGCTTGACCGACTCGAACGCGGCCTTGGTGCGGTCCGCGGCGATGATGTCGATCGATACGTTCTTGTCAGCCATTTGCCTTTGCCGTGAGGAGGTTCATCTGCCGGATGAATTCTTTCTTGAACCGCGTATGCCCGATGGCCTCCACGGCGGTGCGCACTGCTTCATTGCGAATCGTGTCGGGGATCGACACCGAGCGCAGTTGCTTGATCGGGTAGCGTTCCTTGCCCACACGCTTGAACACCCCGCCCCGCGCGTTCTGGCTGGTGGCGGCGATAAACGACCCGGGAATCGTCTTGCGCCCGGAGTCGTGCTTGATGCGCACGCTCGCCCCGGTCATGTTACGGGTCCACCGCGCGTCGAACTCGATCAGCGGGATCTTGCGCCCCGAAAACACCACCGCGCCCGCGACCCGGGCGCTTTTCATGCTGGCCTTGACCTTCTTCATCGCCGCCGCCACGGCGCGCGCCTTGACGTTGTAGACCTTGCGCACCTCGCGGCTGGCCCCGGTGGCCACGCCGTCCACGGCATAGTTCACGCCCCGCACCGCCGCCTTTTTGCCGATGCCCTGCTGGATCAGCGTGATGTCGGCGATGGTTTCGCGAATGGTGTCGCGCACATCGATCGTCGGCATCATGACTTTTCAGCGTCCTTTCGGGCCTGCTCGAAGCGATCGCGCTCGATGCCGGCGATGGTGGCGCTGATCACCTCCATCGCCTCCAGGAACTTGTTCGGCTGCTGCAGCACCCCGCCGTCGAACGGCAGGTAGCCCAGCTTGTAGTGCTGGTAGAGCCGCAGCATCCGCAGCGAAAACTCGGTGCGCATCGGCTTGAAGCACGTCGCCGAGTCCATCACCCCCGGGATCGAAAACCAGTCCGCTACCCGGGCTGGGTTGCTGTCGTCACAGTGCCGTCCCCAGGGGCAGCGGGGGCCGCAGTCGAAGGGCTTTCGGTCTTCGGCTGCGACGTGGACTGTGACAACAAGTTTTTTCGTTCTTCCGGGGACAGCTTCGTCCGCGCGTAGATTTCGCTGGCGAGTTCCACCACGTCCGGCAACGCCAGGCGCCGCAGGTTGGCCTTGCGGTTGTCGGTCTCAAACGGCACCGGGCCTTTGGAGTCGTTGAAGTCTTTCCAGCCCTCCAGCCCCGCCAGCAGCACCGCGGTGGCGCAACTGGAATCCAGGCTGTAGCGGCCGTCACCGTCGTGGCGGAACCGCACGTCCAGCTCCTCGATGCCGTACAGGGCCCGCAACAGGAACTGCGGTGCGCCCACGCGGCCGGTGTCGGCCGTGAGGGTGTAGTACTCGGGCTTGAGCGCTTCGACTGCTTTTGTCATGGATCCTCTTTAGCTCAGCGCCAGGCTGATTTCATCATCGCCCGCCGATTCCGCCGCGTTGAACTTGACCTCGCGAGTGAGCAGGCCTTCCTTGTCGCCGGGGTCCTGGCCCTGGATGGTCACGGCCGGGAACGAGAGCTGCCAGCGGTTGCCGGCGGTCGAACCGATCACGCCCGTGGTCAGGATGAACGCGGTGTTGCCCTTCCACTTGGTCAGGAAGTCATACGTCGCGACCAGCGTGTCCTCGATGTCGATCGAGCCGTTGACATCGCGGCCGGTGATCTGGATCTCGCCGTAGCCATCGGCGGCGTTGATGCTGGCAGGCCGGGCGATCTCGACGCCCACGTCCCACTCGATTTTCGTGAAAATCCCCGAGAACGAATCGAATGTCACCCCGGCGGACAGGGCCACCACCGGCACCGGCGAGTCGTAGGTCGGGGTCGGCAGCGCGACATCGGCTTCCGAGACATGGTGCCCGACGAAGTTGAACGACAGCTTCATCACCTCGCCCACCATCACCGCGCCCTTGAGCGTGCCGCGGCAGCCGGTCATGATCTGGCGCTTGCCGTCGCGGAAGATGTACAAGGTCAGCGACGGGATCGCCGTGGAGATTGGCTTGTAGGTGACCGAGGTGACCGCCACCACCGTCTCGCCGAAGCCGCAGGACTTCATCAGCACGCCCCATTCTGGCGCGGTGCCGGCGGTGCCGGAGCCCTTGCACTCGACATCGAACGACACCTCGGCCAGGTGGCCGCCGTAGATCGGCTTCAGCTTCCCGAACGACGGCCGCACCGGCGTGCGCTTGTAGGCGCGGGCGCTGGCCGGCTTCAACCCGTCCAGGTTCTCGACCAGCAAGTCGTTGGTGCCCGTGACCGGAACCGGGTCCGTGTTGTAGGTGACTTCCTGCTTCGCCCAGACAACGGCGCGATTCTTGATCAGGGACATGGCTTACCTCCTGGAACGGGGAATAAAAAAGCCGCCGGCCTCTTGGTAGAAGCGGTGGCGGCCTGGATGCGGTTGAATTCGGTTAAACGTCGAGCGGCGCGTCGTCGTAAGTCTTGATAATCCGCGCGGCGGCGGTGCTTGCCGTGGCCATCTGCCGCAGAGCCTCCTGGTCGGCGGCCGACAAGGCATCGCCGGCGCTGGTGGTCAGGGTGTGGCGCTGGGCGGCTTCGGCGCGGGCCACATCATCGGGCGTCGCGATCTTGTATTCGGGCGTCATTTTCGTCACTTTCATGGCGTGCTCCTGGTCAGGATTGCGTCGCGGGTTCCGTGCGCACGGTCCGGTAGTGCACATCGAACTGCAGTCGGATCAGGCCGCGGTCGGTCTCGCCGCTTTCGATTTCGACCTGGGTGCCGGCATGCTCGGCCCACAGGCAGCGCCCGCCGAGGCTGGGGTCGGCCTCAACCAGAACTTCGACTTCGCGCGCCAGCACATTGAGCGCGGTCTCGATGTCTGGCGCGTTGAGGCTGGCCGGTTGCGATTGCTGGTGCAACTCCACCACCACCTGCAGCACCCGCCCCTTGCGGTAATTCACGTCATCGGGCTGGCTTTGCTCGTCGCTCTGGTAGACGAGTGCGGCGGGCAGCTCGATGTCTTCCAGCGGCAGCTTGCGGCCGCGGTACACCCGCGTCTCCATCGAGGTGCCGCCCAGTGCCAGGATCAGGCGCAGGCCGTCGAGGATGACTTCGCGCTGGTGGGTACCGGCCGCGATCGGCGGATAGATGCCGAGCCAGGTGGCCAGCGAGAGCACCACGCGGGTGGCCAGGCCAATGCCGCTGACCCCGCCCGCCGGCGACGCGTCGGTCGCCACGTCGACTGCGGCCGATGTGGCAATGGCACCCAGATCCGCCATCAGTTGGTTTCCCAGGTGTCGGACGTCTCCACGACAAACGTGCCCAGGCCGCCAGGGCCAGGCTTGATGATCATGAAACTTTTTCCAGCCAAGGGGCCCGTGCCGGAGAACGTGTCCTGGTCGCTCACCTGGGAGCCCGCCGGGTGCAGCCAGTGCCACAACCCGCGCACGCGCCCGCGTGGGATCGATACGCCGGAGATCGGTTCGTGGACCGTCAGCGGCGCCAGGTGCACACCACCATCTGACGGGCTGGGGTACGGATACAACCCGACCATCACCGCCGCCGAGTGCGCGGCATTACCGTGCTTGCCGACGTTGACCGCCGACTGCATGCCGCCCTGCCAGTTGCGCGGCGTGTAGTGCCCGACCAGCGCGGCAGTCACGGCGGCCAGATCCGACAGGCGCTCGTTGACTTCCGGCATGTTCGGCGTGGCCGCGATCAGTTCCACCGCGCGGTTGATGATGATGCTGCGGTGGGTTTCAACCGGGATGCTCGTCGAGTAATACTCGCCGAACGACGAGCCGGCCCAGTTGGCGCCGTACCAGCCGGATTTCACCCACAGGTGCAGGGTCCGGCTGTCGGCGACGATGATCCACGGACGCGCCGTGCCATCGTCAGAAGCCGACTTGGTCTGGAACAATCCGTTTGCCAGTTGCGCAGTGGTCGGGAACGGCCCGGTGCCGGCGTCGACCGTGGTCATGGCCTCGAAGCCACGCACGCGCGCCTCGCGCCCGTTCGCAAGCGTCGGATTCGGCGCGTCGTCTTGCACCCGGAAATAGTGTTGAGGGCCCGCGCCCGTGCGATAGGCGGCCTTGTTGGTTCCAGAGTAGGCCTTGCTCCAGCCGGCCGCGGCTTTCGCGCCATAACCGTTAACGAGTACCGCATCGAGCACGGTCACCAGCGATCCGGCCGCGCCCGTGAGTACCGGCGCGCTGCCATCGGTGGATTTATAAACTGTGACTGGCATGGCGTGCTCCGGGTCAGGTTTTCAGGGTGATCAGCGATACGCCGGTGCCGTCCGCTTCGACGTTGCCGACTTTGTAAGTAATGCTGTTGACGACCAGGGTGTCGCCGCGCTTCATGCCCGCGCCCTGCGCCAGCTGATCATCGGCCGCCATGCACTGCGGCGAGCGCCCAGCCTGGTCGGCCTCGCCCAGCCCATACTCGCGATAGGCGTTGTCAAAAATCACGTTCACCGTGTAAGGCCCGCCCCCGGCCGCCGGCGTCCAGGTGGCGGCATACGCAAAATCCGCCTCCTGGAAAAACGCGGTCAGGTCTTCGGTGAAGGGCATTTAAGCGGCCTGCTGGACTCTGTTCGCCAGATACTGCTGCACCAGGTCCGCCACGGCCTCGGCACTCACCGCGGCCTGGCACGCGGCCCAGCCGGTGGTGCTGTCCTTGGTGCAGAACTCGAAGGCGCGGTGCAGGCGGTGGCAGGGATGGCAGGCCACGCCGGCCGGTTCCATGGCGACGGTGTTTTTCCAGTGCTTGGTCAGGTTCTCCGCACTGGAATGCGACAGGAACACGACTTTCATCAGGTCCAGCGTGGCCACGCTGTTGAGCAGGCCGGTTTCGGTGCCCACCACGGCATCGGCCACTTGCGCCAGCGCCATCGCGCGGCGGATCGGCAGCTCCTTGCCCAGCACCACCGACCAGGGCTCGTTCGGGATCAGGTCCTGGCGAATCTCGCCCAGCACCACGCTGTGGATCTGCTGGCCGGCGAGCAGGTCCATCAGTCGCTGGGTGTGCGGCCAGGTCTTGGGGCCGCCGCTGCCGCACGGGGCGATCACCACCAGCGGGCCGGGGAACAGCTTGGCGCGCTGCTCGCGGGCCCAGGCGGCCTCCTCCGCCGTCGGATGAAAGTGCTGGACGAAGTGGTGCGGCAGATCGGCCAGATCGTGCAGCGCCTCGAGATAATTGCGGTTCATTTCCTTGTGGCGGATCGCCTGCGGCCAGTAGTAGCTGACCTCGTTCGGGTGCGGCAACAGGCGGCCTTCGGCGGCACCGATGCAGTTGACGAAGCGGTCGAACTTGCGCGACTCCCACAGCATGTAGAGGATCAGCTCGTTGTCGTCGAGCATGTTGTTGGGCATGACAACGATGCGGTCGATGTTCGGATCCGCGCGCATGGCCTCGCGCCCCACCGGCCCGGTGTAGAAGGTGACGTGATAGCCCTGGCGCTTCAACTCCGCGGCCAGGGAGCCGCCCCACAGCGCATCGCCATAGGCGCCCGGGCGCACGATGGCGGCGGTCTTGGCGGGCTTGGGCCGTGCCCAGCTTTCGAGCTGGGCTCTGCTGACATCGAGCTTGCGGTACACCTGGAAAAAACTGTATTCGCGCAACTGGTCGCGCTTTTCATTGACCACCAGGTCCCAGCCGGTGTCTGACCCGCTGGCGACCTCGCGCATGGCTTCGATGATGTCGTCGTTGACGAAATCATGCTTGTGGTCCGGATTGCTGCCGGGCTGGCCGATGTTCGGGTACAGCTCACGATGCGGCAGGTACAGGATGAGGGTGCCGCCGGGGCGCACCAGGCGCCACCATTCTTTGAGCGCCGACTTGTAGTCGACGATGTGTTCCAGCAGGTGCGAGGAAAACACGCAGTCAATGCCGCCGCTGGCAAACTGCGGCAGGCGCTCGCAGGTGCCTACCACCATGTCCGGCTTCATCTGCACGCCGAACAGCTCGCCATCGGCGCCGTTGTCGACGCCGATAAAATTGCCCCAGACCTTGGTCGGGCCGCAGCCCAGGTCGAGGTTGGAATTGCCGAAATAGGGCACGATGTCGAAGCGCACTTTGGCCGCTTCGTTGCCCTGCGGGTCTTCGGCTCGCCACATGTTCGGGGTACTTTCTGTTGTTTGGAAGTAAAACGGGGCGGCCGAAGCCGCCCCGCTGCCGTGCTGGTGGTGCCCTTCTCTGTTACGTGGTGAGCAGGTCTTCGATCTTGGCGAATGCCGAGGGCTGACGCACGCCAAAGTCGGCGAACTGGTTCAGCGTGATCTTGACCTGCCCGGTGTCGCCCTTGGAGTACGGGTCGACGGTGATGTCCGGCGCGCCGAACAGGCCCAACACGCCCATGCTCCAGTCGGAAGCAAAGATTGCCGCCGAGCAGATGGTGGTCGAGGTGCCCTTGGTCAGGTTGTTCGGCACGTTGTTGGTGATGCCAACGCGGTAGCCGTTGAACGGCGTCGGGCCGTCCTGCCACAGGAACGGCAGGTAGGTCGACTTGGTGACCTGCTTGCCGCGGCCGCGCACCCGGGGGTTGGTGAGATAGCCCGCCAACTGGTCCGGCTCGGCGTTCAGGTTGGCGCACGCGCTTTCCAGATCGACCAGGTGGCTCCAGGCCACGGTGGCGGCGTTCGCCCCCGCGGTGACGGTGCCGATGCTCGAGGTGTTGCGAATGCCGGTCATTTCGTTGCTGGAACCGACGCCGTTGATCATCTGCGACTCCATCAACACGCCGGCGCCCATCAGCAGGTCATCACGCAGCATCGGCTCCAGCGCCATCGACGACTGGATCAGCGCCTGCTTGGAGACTTCGATGTAGGCGCCGACACGCTTCGGGCTCAGGGTCACCTTGGCGGTGGTGGGGTTGGATTCGGTCGCGGAACCGATTTCCGAGAGCATCCCCAGCGTGCTGGCGGTGGCCTTGCGCGGCATTTCGACGTTGCCGGACAGGCCCGGGATCACGCGGATGCCCATGCGCGCCACCACCATGGCGTTGCGCAAGGCGTCCACGTACAGGTCGGTGCGCAGGTCGGTCGGGCGCAGGTTGCCGGCTTCCGAGCTGGTGCCGAGGTTGAAGTCGCGGCGGAAGGCGTCGAAGGGCACGAAAAAGCCCTCCGGCGACATGCCGAACTTCTTGGCCACGGCCTGGCTGGCTTCGCGCTCGAGTCCGGCGTCTTTCCAGTCGCCGGTGACCGAGGCGAGGATGGCGCGCCCCAGGGAGTAGCGGCGCACTTCGGCCGCGGCCATGCCGACCTCGCGCACGGACACGTCGGAGTGGTGCGATTCCATCTTCTTCATGATGGACTCGCGGAACATGTCGACGCTGTGGCCGTTGCGGCAGGCGTTGGCGATGTCTTTCTGGTCGATGTACTTGGCATAGGCTTCGCCGAGATCGACGATCTGCTTGACGCGATCGCGTTCCAGTTCGGCCGGCTGCGGGGTGTGGACTTCACTCATGATGCGGATCTCCTGTTGTTGCGGTTTTGGTGGGTTCGCGGCGTCTTTCACGCTGCGCACCACGACGGTCGACACCTGCGGATCATCTGCGGCGCGGCCCACCCCCACGTTCGGATCGGCGGGGATCGCCACGAGGCTAACCTCGATGGGTTCCCAGTCGGTCACGCGGTAGGTTTCTGCGTCGTCCTGGCGCTCCTCCATCACCATGCGGTGGATGAAATAGCCCACGGAAACGTGCCGGCGGATACCGTCCTGCACGTCCTTGAACGCGGCCTCGGCATCGGCGCTTCTTCCAAAGCGCACGACGGCACGACCGATCTGGTCGCTGCCGATGGCTACCTGCTCCACCACCCCGATGTGTCGTTTCGGATCGTGATCGAGCAGCAACGCGCCGCCATCATTCAGCCGGCCGAGGCGAACGGATGAAGGCGCGTGGTCCAGAATTTCAGTGCCGAAATAGCGCTCGTAGGGCGTCTCGCTCGAGAACGCCAGCGCCACAGTGCGCTTGTCGGTGTCGATCGCCGCGCGGTCGAGCTGGACATGGCGGAACAAGGCGCCGGTTTTGAGCGTCGTGGTTTCGGTCTTTTGCATCATTTACTCCTTGGTCAAAGGACTCGCGCGGTTCGCCAGCAGCGGATGGCGCGCGCCCAGGATCAACATTGAGCCGCGGAACCCGCCATCGCCCAGCGCCTGCGCTTGCGGAAATACCAGCCGGTGCGTGACGATGAAATGATCCGCCGCCGCCTGCACCGACTTGATGAAATCGTAATCGTCCACCAGCACGTACTGCGAACAGGCCCAGGCCAGGCCGATGTCGTGCAGCGCGCCGTCGTAGCTGTGATCGCCATCGACGTGAAACAGATCAATCGGATCGTCGATGCGGGACAGGTTGCCGCTGTCGCCGTAGCGGATCTCATGTTGGAACCCTTCCAGCACCCGCGGCACGGCGCGCGCGGTGATGCCCTTCACCCCGCCAAAGTGCCCGCGATCGGCTTCGAAACCGATATAGCGCGCCCCCGGTGCCGCCAGCAACATGGCCAGCGCCGAATACCCGGCCCGCACGCCGATCTCGGCAATCACATGCGGCCGGGCGCCGCGCGCCACGTCCCATTTCTGGAAATACTGGCGCTTGTACTCGTCCGAGGGCCGCACTTCATCGTCCGGCAGCCAGCGCCGTTCTATTTCCAGCCAGGCGTCCTCAAAATTCACGCTGCACGACGGAGCAACCATTCTTCCTCACGTTGTTGTCGCGGCCGGCCCGTCGGCACCAGCGAAATGACCGGATGCCCCAGCGCCTCGGCCGTTTCAATGCCGCCGGCGCCGATAATTCGGTGTTCAATCCACACCAGCGTCGGCGGTGACGGATAAACACGCTGCGGCACACGCCGCCGGACCCCACCGGCCTCGATCGCGGCGCTGACCACACTGACCAGCGGCTGGCCGAGGGCCTCTTCGCTGCCGATGCCGCCGGCGCCGACGATGTCCTGCGCGCCACCGGGCACCGAAACAATGGGGCCGCCGAACGCCTCGGCACTGGCGATCCCCCCCGCCCCGGCGATCTGCGCCGCCACATCCGGACCGCCGAGCGCTTCCGCCGTGCCAATACCGGCCAGCACCAGGGTCGCCGAGATAACCGGCGCACCCAGGGCCTCGGCGCTGGCAATGCCGGCCGCCGCGATCGTCGCGCTGATGACCGGTGCACCGAACGCTTCGGCACTCGCAATGCCACCGGCGTCCACAATCGCCGCCGGGGCACTGCCGACGATCGGCGCACCGAACGCCTCGGCGCTGGCAATCCCCGCCGCGGCAATGGTCGCCGAGACCACCGGCGCCCCGAACGCTTCGCCGGAAACAATCCCGCCAGCGCCGATGACCGACGCCGACACCACCGTACCGCCAAAGGCCTCCGCGCTGGCAATGCCCGCCGTTACGACATTGACCGAGATCGCCGGCTGGCCGAACGCTTCGGCGCTGGCGATGCCGCCGGCGCCGACAATTTCAGCGGCGGCCGCCCCCCAGTCGAATACGAATCTTTGCCAGGCCATTTACGGCCTCGTGTACTCGTCCCAGTCGCAGGTCACGGTCCAGAAATCGGTGACCGGGTTGAAGGTGGCCGTCGCGTAATCGAGGAACACCACCACGCCTTCCAGCGCGTTGAGCGTCATGATGTCCTCCTCGGTTTCGAGGAACGTGATCTTGTCGGCCGCCTCCTGGCCCACAGCGGTGAAGTTCCGCGATCCGTACTCTTGCGAAAACATGGTCCCCGCCGGCAGGGTCGCGGTCAGCGCAGATGCCGACGCGGTGCCGTCCGCCGAGGCATCGCCGCGCACCGTGACCGAAGCATCGGATGTCGGCAGCAGCGCCGAATCTTTCGGCACCTTGGTCAATACGGTCCCGTTTGTCGGCAGCACCGTCACTTTCCACAAACGAATGAGCGAGGGCTGCACCGTGATTGCCCGGACTGCCGTGCTCACCAGATCCACCTTGATGCGCTTTACGTCCACCAGCACAGCCGAACCGCTCGCGTTGTGGATCGAAAATATCTTCTGCCCTGCTGTGCCGGCGCGGCCCGGCGTGCGGAACGCGCAGACGCGTCCGCGATATGTAAGCAAACGCTCGTCAGTAGGGATTACATACTGGTCATGCCCGGTCGTGCCGCCCCGGTTGTTGGTGCGAAGGTGCTTCCCGCTGCCGTCAGCGGGGAGTTGTATCGTGCTGGCGGCCATTAGAGCTTGAAGATCTTGTTCGCGCCGTTATCCCAGGCGATGTTCACCGTCTGCGACGCCGCCGGCGTGAACGGCAGGCCCGAGGTCGGCGTGTCGATATAAGCGATCAGCCTGGCGGTGGCATCCACGCCGGTATGCTTGAAAATCACCAGCGCATTGCAGGCCAGCGCCGCGGTCGCCACCAGGGTGGTGTCGTTGGCATCGGCCACGCCGCTGGTCACCGTCTTGCCGGCCAGCGCCGCGCTGCGGCCGTTGTCGTTGGTGCCCAGGTCGTCAACAAAATCATGCGCCGCGCTGAAGCTGTAGGTGCTCTCCACCAGCGCGACGCGGATGTCGTCGGTATCCCAGTCGATCGACCCGTCGAGAAACCCCTCGCGGCCCTTGTCGTACAGTGCGTTGGCCATGGTTTACCCCTTCGCCTTCGGCGAGCGCATGCGGCGCTCGGCTTCGAGGGCGAGCAGCTTGCGCGCTATCCGGATTTGATCCTGTTGCGCAACCAGGCCGTCGCGCATCAGTTGCAGGTCTTCATCCGTCATCGCGCGCAGCTCGTCTTCGTTCTTCGGCATTACTAGCTTGGCCATGCGTTACTCCTGAGCCTCGCGCGTGATGCGCGTGATTTCGTGGTCGGCGTCGCGCTCGATGGTCTCGACGGTGCGCTTGGGCTGCTGCACGGTGACGGCCGCCGGCGCCACATGCACCACCGGCGCGGCGACATCGACCTTCACCTCGGCCGCTTTTTGCTCCGGCAGGTTCACCGTCACCGGCGCCGCGGCATGATTCACCGTGGTGCGCGCATCGACGTTGATCGGCGGGCGCGCGGCCAGATCTTCCATGCGCTTGTTGAGTGCTGCGATCTGCTTGCCGAGCTTGCCGCCGGTGTTGCCCTCCTCGTCCGGCGGTTGCGGCGCGGCAGCGCCAGGCGCGGGCTGCGGCGAATTCAGATCGACGCCCTTGCTGCCGGCGTACTCGGCCTCTTGCGCGATTTCGTCGACCACGTCTTCGTATTCCTCGCCTTTTTCGGCCAGCACCCGGGTGCGGCTGGTGATCTTGGCGTCGATGGCGTCGATCTGGGCGGCGACTTCCTTCACCGGGTCGACCCACGGCCAGGTGCGGCCCTGGAACCGCGCCGCATCGGCAAATTTGGCGAGTTTCGCCGCCGGCAAGGCTTTGCCGCTCTGCGCGAAGGTGATGTCGCCCTTGATCAGCGCCGCGGCCAGCCAATCCCGAAAAATACTTTCCAGCACGCTGCCGAACAGCCACTCCTGCAGCAGCACTCGCCCATCTTTCGGCGCTCGATCAGCGGAGGCCTTTTT